GTAGCGTTATTGCCCACTTTTTCTAGCTCGGATCCAGATTTCGGGGTTGATGCCGGTTGATAGGTTGACAACCCCCGGTTGACAGGTTGACAGATGGCGAAGGCCAAAGAGCAAAAAGAGCAAAAAGCCCCGGCGTCGAAGATCGTCCCGCAATCCTACGAAATGGTCGCGGTCGGCGATTTGAAGCCGCACCCGAAAAACGCGCGAAAGTCGGACAACGCCGCAATCGACGAGAGCATCGCTTCCAACGGTTTTTTCGGCGCCGTCTGCGTGCAGCGTTCTACCGGGTTTATCCTTGCGGGCAAGCATCGCTGGGAGCGGGCCCAAACCGCCGGCATCGATCACATTCCGGTTCTGTGGCTGGATGTGGACGATAAAGCCGCATTGCGGATTCTGAGCGCGGATAACCGCGTTCTCGATAAGGCGGGCTACGACGAAGAGGCGCTGGCGAAGCTGCTCACGAGCATTCAGTCGGAATGCGGGAGTCTCGAAGGAACCGGCTATACGCCGGAAGATTACAGCGACATCATCGCGCAGGTAGGCGATGAGATCATGCGCCAGGCCAAGGACCGAGTGCGAGAGCTCGCGCCGCCGGTCCCAGAGCCCGAGACCGTTTCCGAGCCCGAAGGCGAACAGCGGGAATTCGTGGTTGTCATCCGTTGCGAGGATGAACCGGCGCAATTGGCGCTTTTGCAAAGACTGTCGGCCGAAGGGCTAAATTGCACTGCGGCTTGTTCCAAGCCATAACGCGAGATTCGCATATCCGCACCTAAAAGGGGACTTTCTCCATGGACCAATCTATTATCGACGCCGTTCGCTTTTTGCTCTCACAACACCTGGATCACTTTCATCCCAAAGTCCGGGCCCAGGCTCAGGAGTTGCTCAGCCGAATTCCCGCTGAGGCTGAAACGCCAAAGGCCGCGCAAACCGCCGAGCAGAGCAAAACCTCAGAAAGCAAGAAGTAGCGCCCAAAGCTCAGCTTGGCAGAGCTAACCGTAGCGGAGTGGGCGAAGCAGGAAGGGATATCGCCCCAGGCCGCCTACAAGCGGATCAAGTCCGGCCGCGTCAAGCTCACAGCCAACGGCAAAATCGACTCGGACGAAGCCGGCAAGCAATGGGACCGGAATAAGAATCTTCGCCAGCAGCTCCGCGGCGCCCCGCAACAAGCCGCCAGGCCGAAAGCGCCCGAAGCGCCGCAACGCGCCGATTCGCTCGCCGACGCGCAGCGCGCCCGCGAATGGCTCAAGGTCGCCAAGGACAAAATCCTTCTCGATCAGCTGCAGGGCTCGGTATTGCCAAAGCAGGAAGTCGAGCGGGCCTGGTCGGCGATGATTTCGGCGGCCAGATCGCGATTGCTGCTTCTACCGGACAAAGTGGCTCCGCGAGTCGCCGTGATTTCCGAGGTGCTCGAAGTGCGGGCCGTGCTCGATGAAGCCATCCGGGAAGCCTTGAGCGCGCTGAGCGAGCAGGAAGAATGAGTTTCCGTCGTCTCGCGCCCTCCTGGAACCCGGGCGCGTTGGGGAGATCGCTGGTAATGGATGAACTGCAAGATCGTATACCGGGCCGCGAATCCCCCGGTTCGCGCCACGCTGTGTGTGAAGAGTCCCCGTGGCTGCCACTACGCGATGTGCCGAAGCCCTTCATTAAGCAGTCCGAGGAGTACTGGATCGGACTCAGAGCACGCCTAATCGAACTCAAGACCGAGGATTTGCGCTGGTCTTTCGATGGCGGGGCGCAATTCACAATCAAGTCCAAGTACGGATTTGAGAGGACGGAGACGGTAGACCCGTTCCCTTGCTATGCGCACGATTTAGCATTGGTCACCTCAATCGTCCGTGGGGTGGAAGCGGCCTTCCCCGTGGGATTCCTTCCCACTTACTATATCCTCCACCACGAAGTATCGGACCGGACCAATGGACATACGAATCTAATCTTCGACACGAATGGCAACTTGCGGAATTGGGATCCTTACATCGTTCTGTCTGGCAAGCGGATTCCCTTACACCCAGGCATGACGCGATCTCTGATTGCTCATGAATATGGTCTGGTCGTTCGGTACTGGATCAACCGCCAACACAGCATCAGCCCGGTAACCGCTTTCGACCACGAATATCTCGCACTACGCCCTGAAGCGGAAACGGGAGCGCCGCGCGGTCGAGAGTGGCATGCGCAACTGGTCGAGTTGATTGCCGACGATTTTAGAATTTGCGTCACCGGAATCGACCGGGAATACTGGCCGCATCCCGGCTTCAGACATCCGGATATGATTCCCGATATCCGCGAATTCTGGTCGCGGATGGTAAAAGAGTTCGCTTACAGGCCAGAGATCACATCCATGGGGCTCCCGGACAAAGGCGGCTTATGATTCGAAACTTTGCTATGTTGCGTGCTGCTTAGGCTATCATCGAAGCCGATTCGCTAGTGCACATATCCAAGAATCAGGCCTAGTTTCTGCTCCTCCTGATGTTAAGACTCCGCGAAAGAAGCGCGTACTCCGCTTCCGTTAGAGGAGTGCGTTCTATCGGGACGCCTTCGGAATTGCATACCTGAAGTTCATAAAGATACTCGCCCGACCCGTTCGGATCTAGGAATTTCGCAAGTCGTTGGGTGTGACCCCCTATTGGTTCGTCTTCCATGTATGTGTAGATCCTTACTGCGCGGATTCCAGACGAAGCGCCTAAAACAAAAATACAACATCGCAGATTGCAGAAACCCAAATGAGTTCGCCCGTCGCCGAGCTGGCCGCGCACGTCGCCAGGCTTTGGGCTCCTCCGCCCGAGTTGACGTGCTCGGAATGGGCCGACAAGTATCGTTACCTGAGCCCGGAATCCTCAGCGGCTCCCGGCAAATGGAAGACGCTGCCCTATCAGCGGGAGCCCCTGAACGCGGTCTCCGACAGCCGCGTGCGCAGCGTGGTGATTAAATCCGCCACGCAGATGCTCAAAACGGTAGTGATCGAAAACGCGATCGGCTACTTCGCGCATCAGGATCCCGGACCGATCCTGGCTTTGCAGCCAGGCGGCCAGGACGCCAAGGATTTCTCGAAAGAACGCATCGCCCCGATGATCCGGGATACTCCGGTGCTGAAGGCGATCTTCTCGGAATCGAAGAGCCGGAATTCGGACTCGACCATCACCGAAAAGCTGTTTCCAGGCGGGCTGCTCGCGATCGCGGGCGCCGGATCGGCGCGCAATGTGGCGCGGCGCGCCATTCGCATCCTGGTAGCCGACGAAGTAGATAAGAACAAGGACACGTCGGAGGGAAATTCGCTGGCGCTGGCGCGCAAGCGTATGGCGACCTTCGGACACCGGGCGAAGGAAATCATCACCTGCTCGCCGACGCTTCCCAAATCGGAGATCGACCGGAACTACGAAGCCTCCGATAAGCGCGAGTTCTTCGTTCCCTGCCCCTTCTGCGGAAGATCGCAGAGCATGATGGGGAAGTTCCACGCCCAGGTGCGCTGGGAGCGGACGCGGGAGGGACAACCCTTAAGCCGGGAAGAACAAGCTCTGACGGCGCGTTATCACTGTGAGTCCTGCGACAAACCCTGGGACGACGCCCAGCGAATGGCTGCTGTCGAGCGCGGGGAGTGGATCGCACAGGCGGCATTTACCGGAGTCGCCGGATTCTGGATATCCGAACTCTATAGCCCCTGGAAGCGATTGAGCGCGATTGTGCTCGACTTCCTGCTGAAGAAGGATACGCCGAGCGAACTCGTTACCTTCGTCAACACCTCTTTAGCCGAAAACTGGGTGGAGCATGGCGAAGCCCCAAAGTGGAAGAGCCTCTACGATCGGGCCGAGCTGTATGAAGTTGGGGTTGTTCCCGATGGCGGGTTGGTGCTGACAGCCGCCGTCGATGTGCAGGAAGATCGGCTGGAGTTTGAAGTCAAGGCCTGGGGGCGCAGAGGCCGGGAAAACTGGTCGGTCTATTACGAAGAGATCGCGCCGACGCGCAAGGATTCAGAAGGCAGAACGATTCCCTGCCGGACTTCGGATCCCGAGCCCTGGGCGAGACTCGCTGAACTGATCGCCCGAGACTGGCCGGTCGCGGGCGGAGGAACGCTACCGCTGATGACGGTTGCGATCGACACCGGTTACAGGCCCGAGCATGTCTATCGTTTTTGCCGCAAGTATCCGCAACCGGCACATGGGCCGGCCGGATCCAGAGTGCATTCTTATCGCACGGTGATCCCGGTAAAGGGCGGACATAGTCCCTTCAAGCTGATCGAAGGTGTTTCGCCGACCGACGCGGCCAAAAAACGGCTGGGCCTGAAAATCATCACGATTGGAACGCATTACGCCAAACAGGAGATTTACGATGCGCTGCGTATCGAATCTCCCGTAGACGGCGGCGAGTTTCCGCCGGGTTACTGCCATCATCCCAAGTACAAAGCTTCGTACTTCCAGGGCTTGTGCGCGGAAACCCGCATCGTCAAAACCAACGGGGATGTGGAATGGCGCAAGGACGGACGAAACGAGCCGCTCGATCTGCACGTTTATAATCGCGCCGCGGCCGAACTGTCGGGCATCGCTGGCTATAACGACGCGGCGTGGAATGAATTGGAGCGAAGATTGAGAGCCAGCGCGCAACCCGCCGCGCCGCCGGACTCGCCCGAGAAGACCAAACCCAAACGCACCGATCAGGTCAGTGGTTTTTACGGGGAGCCGAAACAGGAAGACACGAAGCCGTTGCGGCCCGTGCGGTTCAAATTCGAAAGCTGAAAACTTGAAGGCGTAAAGTAAATGCCCTGGACATCGAGTGATCTTGCCACCGTTGACGCCGCGATCGCATCCGGCGCCAAGGTTGTGCGCTTTCAGGATCGCACCATCGAATACCAGTCCATCTCGGATCTGATGAAGGCGCGGACTGAAATCAATAATTATTTGATGTCGCTGACCACGCCTCCACCGACACGGCAGATACGAATCTTTACCGAAAAAGGGTGGGGCTGTTGAATCTTTTGTTCTGGCGCTCCTCTCGCCTGTCGAGCGTCGCCAGACTCGATATCCGTTCGCGCAAATGAAGCGTTCCGAACAGCGATGAGACTGCGGGATCTCAACGCCCGGTTCTTGAAATGGTCCGGCCACGGATCGTTCATCTATACGGATCTGCTCGAAGGGGCGGATGGAATCTGGTTTCTTTGCCCGAAATGCTTTCTCGATAACGCTGGAGCAATCGGTACGCATGCGATCATCTGCTGGTTTCGTGGCCGCGTTCCCGATAGCGAGAGTCCAGGGCCAGGCCGCTGGAACCCTTCCGGGACCGGATACGACAATCTCACTTTCGTGCCGCCGGGAGTGGTCAGCGTCAAACTCACCGCTGGCTGCGGATGGCACGGGCACGTCAGCAATGGAGACGCTGCGTGAATTGAATGGCTTTCGTAATATACAAGAGCGCCGATTTTAGAAAAAGCGCGCCAGTAAAAACACACAACCGGAGAATTTGCAAATGTTTCGAGTCGTCAGCCAGTTCGTCGAAGAACCGTTTTACATGCTGCTCTGCGATGACTTCCGCTGTAGCACGATGTTTCGGCATCCTCTTCCTCCCGAGCAGAACGCCACCGAAGGCGAAGCGATGAAGGCCGCGCAGCAGCAGGGCTGGATCGTTTCGCTCGGCAGGCAACTCTGTCCAGGGCATAGTTCGCAGTTGCGGCAAATCGAGGAACTGGACCGTATCCAGAACAGCCGCATCCTCAAGCCGCGCCTTTCGGTTACCGAAGCGCGCGCCATCCCCGCCAACAACGTCCGCCTGTCGCCCGCCGTTCTGAGGAAACAGTGATCGCGCGGCTGAAGCAGCACGCGGACGGCTTCGATCTGCGCGACATGATCTTTCTCGCGTGCGGCGCGGCGGTGACCTGGGGCATTCATCTATTGTGCGTCGCCGCGGCTTGGATCTTCGCCGGAGCCCTCGGGATGTATCTGACAGTCCAAAGCGCTCCGCCGGAACAACCCGAAGAGCCCACGGCGGATAAAAGATAAGTAATCGGATCGAGCCGCGCACGCTGGGGCGCTCGCGGCCTGAAGGAGAAAACGGAATATCGTGACAGCAACGCGCGTTGTAGAGCTGAAGACCGAAGACCTGGGCTGGCCGTTTGAGGGCGGCTCGCAGTTTCGCGTTGGGCCCAGAGGCAGCTATCGGACAGTGAAAGCCGACCCCTTCCCCGGTTACGGTCACGACCCGATGCTGGTCCGCGAGATGGCGGAGCGCGTCGAGAACGCTTTCGCGGTTGGCTTCCTGCCAACCTATTACGTGCTGCACCATGAGGCCGAAGAGCGCACCAACGGTCACGCTAATCGCGCCTTCGATTACGACGGACGCAAGAAGCCCTACCCGTGGGAACCGTGGATCGTGCTTTCCGGCAAGCGCATCCCGCCGCACCCGGCTATGACCCGGTACTTGGTAGCGCACGAATACGGCCACGTCGTCCAGTGGTGGATCGAGCACCAGCGCGGCATCGAGGACCAGGCGCAAACCACGTTCGATCACGAATACGTCAAGATGAGGCCGGGTGCGAGCTTCGAATACGGCGCGCGCAACTGGCACAGGGAAGTCGGCGAGCTGATCGCCAACGACTTCCGCATCTGCGTCACAGGTATCGAATCCGAATTCTGGCCACACGAAGGTTTCGAGCATCCGCTTAAGCTGGACGTGATCAGGGGCTTCTGGGCGCGCATGAAGGAAGAGTTCGCGTTCCGCCCCGCAGTGCAAGTCGCGCAAGGGCCGGGCGTCTGCAACGAGAAGAGCGGCGAGAAGAAGGCAGCGTGATCCGTCAAGTCTTATTGACTCTGGCGCTCAAATGTTAGTCCAGGCTCTCCAGCGCAAGCCTCGCGCTCCCGGTGTCTCAATCGCGCGCGTTCCCCCGCGGCTGAAACCGCGGGCCAGCATGGGCGCGCCCTTCGACGCGGCGGGACAGGGGCGCAGAGCGGCGGGATGGGTGACCACGCGCCTGGGGCTGAACACGCTGCTGTTCTCCTCCGGGGAAACGCTGCTATCGAGAGCCCGCGATTCGGTCCGCAACAACCCTTACGCGGCGACCGCCATCGACTCCTACGTCTCGAACGCCATCTCGACCGGGATACGCCTGCAGAGCCAGCACCCGGACTTAGATATCCAGAAACAAATCATGCAGGCCTGGGGGCGCTGGGTAAAGGAAAGCGACGTGGAGTATGAGCCGGCGAACGTGTCGAGCGGCCAAACGAATTTCTATGGGCAGCAGGCGTTGGCTCTGCGTGAGGTGGTGGAGGCCGGCGAAGTGTTCGCGCGGTTCGTAAACCGGCCATATGAAGACCGGCTTTCGGTCCCGCTGCAACTGCAACTGATCGAATCCGAGCAGTTACCGCTCTATCGGAATTCGCCGGGAACGCAAATCCCGGACGGCAATACGCTGCGCATGGGGATTGAGTACCGGCCGGACGGACGGCGGGAGGCCTATCACTTCTACAAGGCGCATCCCTACGAAACGATGTTCTATCCGCAGTCGGGGCTGGAAATCGACCGCATCCCGGCCACCGATGTCCTGCATGTCTACAAGCAGGTGCGCGTGGGACAGATGCGCGGCATGCCGTGGATGGCGTCGGTCCTCGCCACGCTGTATGAGATCGATCAGTATCAGGACGCCGAGATCGTGCGCAAGAAGACGGCGGCGATGCTCACGTTCTTCATCACCAAGACGACGCCCGAGGGGCAGATCCTTCCCGAGAGTACAGACGGGCAGTACTTCACTCCCCCGCAGCCGGGCGCTCCCTACGACCCGATGTCCGCGATTTCGAAGCTTGAGCCGGGCACCGGACAAGTTCTCTTCCCCGGTGAAGACGTTAAGTTCACGCAGCCGACGCAGGACGGGGATTTCCCGACGGCCATCGAGGTGGGGTTGCGAGCTTTTGCCGCGGGCGCGGGCATCACTTATGAGCAGCTCGGCGATTTATCGAAGGTCAATTACAGCTCCATCCGGGCCGGGCTGATCGAGTTCCGCCGCAAGTGCGAGCAGTTCCAGCATCTCACCTTCATTTTTCAGTTCTGCCACCCCGTGTTCCGGCGCTGGCTCAGGGAGGCGGTGATCTCGGGAGCGCTCGATCTGCCGGGCTTTCACGATGACCCGTCGCCTTATGAAGACGTGCGGTGGATCACGCCCGGCTGGCCTTGGGTCGATCCATTGAAGGATATGCAGGCCTCCACTCTCGCGGTGCGCGGAGGATTCAGCTCGCGCGCGCAGGTGGTTTCCGAGCAGGGCTTGGATGTGGGTGTGATCGACGCCGAAAACGCGGCCGACAACGATCGAACGAAACAAATGGGCCTGATCTACGATTCCAACGCCACTGTGGTGCTCTCCTCGCACGAACAACTCACCGGAATCTCACCCAAGAGCGATCAGGAAGCAGAGCAAGAGGGCGCGGCCGACGAAGGCGGCGCCGCAGATACCGAGTAAGCTTCGACATTCTCATGAGAGGGGACGGCGCTTCGATGGGCCGATGAGTGGAATCCCCGTGCCGTTTCCCCGGCGCGCCCACGGTACGCAGGGGCGCAACAGTCCCGCACGACCCAATATGCCCAAGCATCTGCTGCCGCATCTCGCCGCCAAGGCGATTAACAACCCGCTTGCGATCATCCCGGAAAAGCTCGAGCTAATGCTGCGCATTGCGGGCGACCGCATGATGCTGGATATCGCGGCCTTCCAGGATGACGAGCCGCTGCCCAAGAGTCAGGCCGATGTTTTGCGCCGGGATCGCAAGCAATACGAGGTGTCTGAAGACGGGGTGGCCATCCTGCCGGTGCAGGGCACGCTGCTCAAGAAATGCTTTGGACTCTGGGCATCGAGCGGTTTCTCCTCCTATGAAGGCCTCCGCAATCAGCTCGCCCAGTGCATGGCCGATTCCTCGGTCCGCGGGATACTGCTCGACATCGACTCGCCGGGCGGCGAAACGGCCGGCTGCTTTGAGTTGGTCGATTACATCTATTCGCTGCGCGGCGAGAAGCCCATCTACTGCTCAGCCAACGATCTGGCGGCCAGCGCGGCGTATGCGATCGCGAGCGCCTGCGACCGCATCTTCGTTACGCGCATGGGCTGCGTGGGATCGATCGGGGTGTTCTGTCTGCACGCCGATCAGTCGGGCTTCGACAAGCAGATGGGGACCAAGTTCGAGTACATCTTCCACGGCGAGCGGAAGGTGGACGGCAATCCGCACGAAGCGCTGAGCGATCCGGCGCGCAAGGCGCTGAAGTCCGAGATTGACCGCCAGGGCGCGATTTTCGAGCAGACCGTAGCGCGCAACCGCAAGGCCAAGCTGGCGGCGATACAAGCCACCGAGGCCGGCTGCTTCTATCCGGGCAACGAACTGAACGACGCGCTTCCACTGTTAGCCGACGAAGTCGGAACGCTCGAAGACGCATGCCTCGCGCTACGCGAAAAGATCACCGGCTCGAAGGTCATCACAATCGGAGCTGCCGCTCCTAAGGATTCAGAAATGCCCGCTATTCCACCGCACAAGACCGCTACTTCGGATGGTCCCTGGGATGGCCCCAAAGCCAAGCGCAATCTCAAAACGGATGGCGAGGAAGCCTACTATCGCAAAGCCTACGCATGGCGGAACGCCAAGGGCGATCCGGCGACCAAAGAGGCCTATCGATTCATCCACCACGAAGTGTCGGAGGGGGGCGACGTCGGCGCCGCCAACCTAAAGGGTTGCAGCACCGGCATTGGCGTACTCAATGGCGGCCGCGGCGGAACGGTAATCCCGAAGGCCGACCGCAAGGGCGTTTATAACCACCTCGCTAAACACATTCGGGACGCCGATGAAGAGCCGCCCGATTTCACGGGCGAATCCTATGTGGGCCGAAAAGTCTCGTTCGAGCGTGAGAGCACGACGTACGCGGCCGTGATCGAAGAAGAGGCCCGCGACATTTTGTTTGTGACATGCGAGATCGGCGGCAAAGCGGAGCAGTTCACTTTGCCGTGCGCTGAGTGCAGTCTCCTCGACGAGGAGGAATTCGCGGCGATAGCCGCAG